ATACTGACAGCCGCTGCGATGGCGTCAAAGTCGCGTGATGCGATCAGTGCAGGGCTGCACTTGGCGGTGATTTCGTCAAGTAGCGTCATGGTTACACCAGTGTCAAAGTTGTCGCGCCAAAGTCGATCAGGAAAGTCTCAGCAGCGGCCATAGTCACGCTTGAGCCGTAGTCATAAAACCCAATCAGAGGGTCAGCTGGCGATGTCGGTGTGTCGTTGTACAGCACTATGTAGCGATAGGGGCCAACAGCGCCGGTGGCCGTCAGCGTCAGATCGGCCAGCACCAGCGAAAGAGTGCCTGACACCTGTTCCGCGCTTGTGGTCGTGACATTGAACGGTGTCGCGCCTGACAGGTTTGTCGTTGCCAGCGGCGAAGTCAGATCAGCGTAGACCGAGTTACCGGCGACAGGCGCGGTGTTGGTCAGCGCAACTTTCAGTTGGCCCGTTGACAGGTTGTGAACACCTTTTGCGAGGTCTTCGACAAATTGGTTTACCTTCGAAAAAACAGCCATTTTTACGCCCTCAATAAGTTAAGTTTTCTTGCCGCCCACACCTGTTTCATTTTTTCCGATTGCATCTGCCGGTATTCAGGGGTTGCCATATACGAAAAATCGCGCAAAGCAATTTTGTTTGATTCAGATATCTTTTGTTTTGTCGCTTCGCTGCGTGGGCCTAATTTCTTTCCAGTTTTAGCCAATACCATGTTGGCAATGTGAGTGGGTGATTTTTTCCTTCCTACACTCGCCATGCTCATCTTTATTTTTGCTTTTTCTGTATGAGGATTTCGAACCATGCCAATGTGTGAGTCACGAAGTTTTTGCTTGGTCGCTTCAGAATGTTTGCGGCCAGTAGAAGAGGTTCTTATTGCTTCAGCAAACTGTCGGCGCAACCACCCATGCAATTTATTATTTCGTTTTTGTCTCCCACTCCCACCGGCCATCGCTAACGCTGCCCATAACAATTTAATATTTCCTGGGTTAATCTTGACCAATAATTGATGCGCCAAGTAGTGTTCTTCCGGTGTCAGTCGAACAATATTTACGTCAGATTCGTCGCCGCCTAAACACTTCGGAATGACATGATGGCGCTCTGAATAGCCACAGATCACACGGGTCACTGCACGATCAACTAAAGCTTTGTAGTGCTTTTGGTAGTTCATTTTGTGAAAGTGGCCATTTAGATTTCTCCGTTTTCCACCAGTGGGTTGGGGTGGCGTTTGTGGCAGTAAGCCAGTTCAATCTCTTCAGCGGTGGGTAGGGTTTCCGCTTCGGCAAAGACAACATTGACCTTGCCGTTTTCGTTGCTGATGCGAAGGTCGCAGCAGTCATACCCATAAAATCTTTGACCCTGACTGTTGCAGGCATCCATGAGCGATGTTGTCTTTGGCATCGCCAGTTCAACGCCTTGCGCTGCGGCCATGCCGAGCCAGAATTCGACACACGCCCTACCCTTTTCTGCGTCGTGCGCATCGGGGTAGGTGAAGTCCATGCCAAAGCATGTGATCTTGGCCACACCGATATGCAGCGCGTAGGCGATAGCGTAGGCTGCGGTACTGTTGAAGTAGCCCATCGGGTACTTGGTCAGCACTTCAGCCAAAGGAAACGCTTGCATGGCCGGATACCCCTGCCGCGCAATGCTTGTGACAACCGGCGTGCTGGTGGTTTTTAGCCACTCCAGCATCTTTGCGATGTTTGAATCAGGCTTCGCGGCTGCGCGCATCTCCTGGATCAGCGTGTCGTCCATGTGAAAAATTCTGTCGCACACAAACACATCGCCCAGTGCATTTATCCCCCACGTTTCATCACAGAACGCTCTGCGACCGCCGAAACGCTTGGTGAGTTCAAGATACTGCCTGACCGATGGGCCGAGGCCGAGAATGGAGATGTGCATTTTTTGCCTTACCGCAAAAGTTAAATTTGTGCCGGTTACGTGTCCGGCGCTGACCGGGTAAGCAGTCAGCCGAATGGCCCCGATTAGGGGTTGCTTACAGGTGCCAGCGCTGGGTTGAACAGGACGGCGGTAGCGGACACGCAGCCAACCGAGGTGACGCCGGTTTGGACAGCGCTCAACTGGACGTAACGCTTTGTGCCTTTGTAGCCCACGCGCTTGGACACTTCTTTGCCGGTGCCAGCAGCGCGAGCGCCAGCCAGCAGGCTTGCCAAGGCTTCAGTGCCCAACAGGTCGGCGTCAGCCACGCTGGTGAGCGTGCCGGTAACGTCGCCTTCTTTCATCACCAGGGTGACGATTGAGCCGGTTGTAGTAACCGAACCGTAGGACACCAGAAATTCGACGCCACCATAACCTTGACGGTCAATGATTGCGCCGGTCTTGGTAGCGTTTGCGCCGATGGCAGCGGGGATGATGGCCAAGACTTGCTTGACGTTGTTGTGGAGGTCGTTGGATTCGCTCATGATTTTGTTCCTTTCGGGTATTAAAAAAGCCGCTGTTTAGGCGGCTTAATTTGGTTGGTTAGCTGCCAAAATTCATGAACTTGACGGCATCGAAGTCGCGGGCTGCGGAGCCTACGCGCTTGGTCACGTACAGGCCAACTTTTGGCTTGTTCGTATATGGGTCGCGCAAGGTGCGGATACCGATGCGGTCAACGATCAGGAAAGCGCGCTGGAAGTCACCAAACGCCATCGAGAGCGAGTTAGCGGCCAACACAGGGACGTTCTCGTCGGCATAGACGGGGTAGCCGAACAGCATCGCAGGGGTTCCCGCTTGCATACCGGGTTGCCACATGTAGGCGTTGGTCGTTGCCTCTTTGAGCTTGCGAATCTTGGCGATCACAGCGCGGTTCGCCAAGAATTTGGCGTTGCTGTGGTAGCCGGTCTTCAGCTTTGTCATCAGGTCGATGATGTAGTCCGCTGGTGCCGTGGCGTTGAAATCCGAGCTTGTTCCGGTCTTGACCGACTCAAACACGCCCCATGTGCGGGTTGCGTCCGCTGTCTGGTTGGTGGTGTAAGAGAACAGGCCGCGAGGCTGGGTGACACCGTTGCCGGTGAAGAAACCAGTGTTCTCCAGATCGGTAAACGACTGAGCAACCTTGTCAGCCAGCCATGCTTCGACGTTGATTGCGGCATCGTCGATGATGGTCTGTGTCAACTCGGGGTAAGCGTACATTTCTGCACACTCGATCCGGTCTTTGCCCAAGGTTGGGGTTGTGGTAGCGGGACGCGAAGCGACCTCACCAACCCATCCAGATGTCGCATCACCACGATCAACCAGGCCCTCGATGGAGTTGGTGGAAATGGTCATGCTCGATGCCAATTGGCGCAGGATAGAGCCTTCGCGCACTTTTTGGATGATGCTGGCCGCAGCAGATTCGGGCAACAGGTAGCCGCCGTCCGCGTCAGACCCAGCACTCAGGGCTTTGCGCTCTGAGTCGTTGAGCATTTCCAGATTACCTTGCTTGCGCAGATAGGTCGCGTAGGCGGTTTTGTATTCGCTGTACTGTTCAGCGCTAACTGGGCCTTTGCCGCGCTGCATAGCCAAAGCGGAAAATGATTTCGCTTCTTTTGCCAATGCGGGTGCGTCACCGTCCAGTGCAGGGCGGTTTTGCTTTTTCTGGATGTCTTCGATGGCGCTTTTAACGTCCTCGAATTTGTCCATTGCGGTGTTGAGGGTGGAAAGTTTTGCCTCCAAATCGGCAACAGCTTTGCCGTCAGCCTTGGCTTTTACGGCGGCGTCATTGGTGGATTTGAATTCCTCGAACGCTCGTCCGAGGTCTTCGATGGTTTTGTTGATGTCTGTCATGGCGTTAGCCTTTCTTGGTTACGATGGTCGAAAGCAGTTTTGATAGCTGCTCATGGTTTACGGCTACCGAATCGCTCAGCCTGCCAGCGTTGTCTTCAGAATCGCTCCGTCTGACTACGTTCTTGATCCGAGACACCATTGCAAGTGCCTCGGTTTTTGAAGCACCAAAGACTTCGCGCAAGTGGCGCTCAATGTCTGAGAGTGTTTCAAGTTGTTCGATGCTTTTGACTGCGGAAACTCGGGCCATCCCGTTAGCGGGGAATGTCACCAGCGAGGTTTCGATCAGGTCGATTCTTTTTAGGGTGCGCCGAGGGTCTTCGGCCTTGCTGCGCATCACAAAGTCCTTGGCGATGTAGCCAATGCTCAAGCCGTCAATGGCTGGGCGTGGCTTCATCTTGGCCAGCTTGTAAAGTTCGGTGCCGCGCTGTGTGTCAGCAAAGATGCCGGTCATCTTCAGGCCCACACCATCTTCGTGCATGTCGGTCCAGATGCCCACTGGGGTCATGTCCTCGGATGTGAGGCCCATTGCGCCGTGCTGTGACAGCATGGCTGGCCAGCGCCCGGTTTTCTTGGCGTTTGAAATGGTGTCGGAAAACGCGCCTGGGGAAATCACATCGCCATACGAGTCCACGTTTCCGAACACAGCGCCGTAGCCGCTAAATTCCATTTGGGCAACGTCCGCCCCTTCGGCAAACTTGATTTCACTCAAGCCGAATATTTTGTGTTCCATGATGGTCCTTTCAGGCCGGTGGTGCCGTTGGTGGCTGGCCGTTGCTGCCTTGTGGCAGTTCACCCGCGATGCCGCCGCGAGGGTTCATTTCCTCCAGCGCGCGCACTTCGTCCGGTGTCATCCAGCCGGGGTGTCCGCCCGAGCCGAGCGCCTTGGTGTAATACTCAGCGCGATCTTTGGATGACCCGCGAAGTAGACCGGCAGCGTTAAATTTGAAGTAGTAGCCCTTGGCACGTTCTTTGGGCGTGAGCAAGTAGGCGTCTGCCGATTGCTCAATACGCGCAAACCAAGGGGCCAGCGAGTGCTTCACATGTGCGTCAAAGAAGGCTTCGCTTGATGCGAAAGTGCTGGTTTTATCAGAGTACCCAATCATGATTGGAAATATTCCGAAAAACCTGCATACCTCTTCCACCTGATGCTTGCGAGTCTCGATGTGCTGTGCATCAACGCCACTCATGCCCTGCGACATCCACTTTGCCCCGCGATCCAGAATCATCGGGGTGCCTGAGTTCTCAGCACCAGCAAACTCGCGTTCAATCCAGCTTTTTAGAGCCGCGTACTGCTCTTTGTTGAGAGTGGACTCCACCGAGTAAGTGCCCGATGGCCTGACGCCCTTTGCGTGTAACTTGGCGTGCGTTTCTTCGGTGGTGATGGCAAGGCCAAGCGCTTCGCGGGCAAGGTTCAGTATCCGCAGTCCGTCGATTCCGTTCCAAGATGGCCCTGGTACGTGCCAGATGGCCTCTTGCGGAAAATCCTGCACATTTCCACTCTTTCCGGTGACTTTATAGACGATTGAGTAGTCATTTTTCTGCTCTTTGACCACTTTTGCGGGGTCTAAAAGCGTCAATTCGGTGATGCCAAAGCTCGATCGGTTGATGAAAACGTAGGCATTTCCAAGCGCCGCGTGCAGCACTAGGGTTTCACGGAACTGAAAGCTCGTAGTCCATGCGTTCGGTTGCACCGTCACCAAGTCATACAGCGCATGGTCTTTGGCTGGCAAAATGGTCGGTAAGCCGTTTGTTTCGCGCTCACGGTACAGTTTGAAGGGCACCTGTGCGCACCCTTGGGACAGCACCTTGAGGCAGGCGAATGCGGTGGACACCTTCAGCGCGGTTTCGAGATTGACGGCGGTGCCAGATTTGGAAACGGCACTGCCGCCCATAATCTCGCGCCACAACTCCACCACATCTGTCTTGCGTTCACCACCAAAAGCACGGCTGAAGATACCCATTATTTAGCCGTCCTTGCTGCCAGTACACCAGCGGCCATGCTCAGAAGGCCACCGACGATAAAACCTGCTGCGGGATGGAACAAACCAGCGCCATACGCCAATGCGGCGGCTCCACCTACCATCAGAACGTCGGGCAAGTGGTTGGTGATTTGTTTCATGTTTCCCAAAATGATTTTTCGGTCACGGCTGCGGTTGTGACAAGGCCAGCGGCCATTACGGCTGCAACTGCGAGGTCAATCCGGCCCACGGC